AGAAGCAGCCCTAGACCGTCTGTACAGTCTTCATTTGTGTTGGTGCGGCGTGGATGGACACGCTAGATTGGAGTTGGCTCTGGGGACGCTCAACCAATCGGCGACAGCGGCTAGTGGGCTGTCAATCTGGTATCAAACCCAGACATCAACAACAAGCGTTTCCTTCCCGTGATTGCATGAAATGGAAGGTGTAGGTCAGCACTATCGTCGCCTGATGATCCCGGCAGGGTGAAACCAAAAGGTAGCGACACTGCTCCATGCTGACTACGATGAGCAGACAGGCAATCTGACATCCCGGAAAGACGGGAACCATTACGCATGGAGATTGTCACTAGGTACTATCTGGAATAGTCACCAGCCGTGTTGGTGGAAACGGTTTAGTTCCGTGGGATTTTGGTTTGTTGTTGAATTGCGTTCCAACCCTGCTTTATGGGAGCCACCAACAACCCATAAAAAAATCCCCCGACATTGCTGACGGGGGATTAAACAGTTGGAGCACAACTGAGGAGAAGCATCTGAACAACAGGGCCAAGGCCCACGGTTGCGCAACTGCTGACAATTAGTATACACTCCGCGCATCGCAGGTACAAGGGACTTATGCGCCGATGTTAGACCACCTTATTGATTTTGAGCCGGAAGTGAGCAATCACTCTGGTAAACCTACGCCGCTTGAGAAAGAACATCCGGCGGATGTGATCGACGCTAAAGTAAACACGGTCGAGTGGCTCAAGGGTCTGGGTGCGGCTGACACGCAGACTGTGGTCACCCAAGCGGAAGTCCAAGCGGCACGCGCATCGTTCACAAACCTCATCTCTTCTGCGCCAGCAGAAATTACCCACGAACATCTTACCCAAATAAAAACACCTGCTGCGGTGCAGCATTTGGTCGGCATGCTTACAGCCTACGACTGGGAGTTTGTGCATCAAGCCCGTGAACTCCGTGGCTACACCGTGGCCAAGCTCCTTGAAGAATGCGAGAACCCCAACGCCAACATTCGCCTAAAGGCGCTGGGCTTACTGGGCAAGGTCACAGAAGTTGGGCTGTTCACCGACAAGATTGAAGTCAAGAAGACCGACCTGACCGACGAGGAGATCGACCGCAAGCTCAAAGAGAAGCTGGCCAAGTTCATGGGCGTGACAGACGCTGAACCCATTGAAGACATAGAAGTTAGCACTAACTCACCGGCTACAACCGATGAATCTTGAAAGTCTAACGTTAAACATTGGGGAAATACAGGCTATCCAGCGTGCCCTCCCCACCATGAGCCTCAAGGAAAAGATTGAACTCATGGACATGCTGGAGGAGCGTGAGAAGCGGTACGCGCTGGTGGCTGGGCGCACGGACATAATTAAGTTTGCCTTGCACGTCTACCCCGGATTCAAGGTCGGGCCGCACCACCGGAAGCTGGCCAAGATATTTCAAGACGTGATTGCCGGTAAAAAGAAGCGCGTCATCATCAACATTGCACCGCGTATGGGTAAGTCCGAGTTTTCCAGCTACCTGTTCCCCGCGTTCTTCCTAGGTAATTTCCCTGATAAGAAGATCATCATGGGAACGCACACCGCATCGCTGTCCGAGGACTTCGGACGCAGAGTCAGAAACTTACTGGATGATGAGCACTACCATGAACTCTTTCCTCAAACGCTTATTGCAGACGATCAGAAGGCTGCTGGAAAGTGGTCTACTGCTGCTGGTGGTCAGTATTATGCTGCCGGTGTTGGTGGTGCTCTGGCTGGTCGGGGAGCTGATCTTTTCGTTATCGACGACCCGCATTCTGAGCAAGATGTTAAAGCCAATAGCCGACTCGCCTTCGACACGGCGTGGTCGTGGTTCCAGACAGGCCCACTCCAACGACTGATGCCAAACGGGGCAATCATTGTCATCATGACACGCTGGGGGCCGTTGGACTTAACAGGTCGCCTAATACAGTACCAAGTTAATAACCCAGACTCACCCCAGTGGGAGATCGTGGAGCTACCGGCCATCCTGAACGAAGGCGCGGAAAACGAGAAGTCGCTTTGGCCGGAGCAGTGGCCGCTGGAGTCCCTCCTGAGCGCCAAGTCCTCAATGGAGCCACGGTACTGGAACGCGCAGTACATGCAGCAGCCAACCAGCGACACGGCGGCAATCATCTCCAGAAAGCACTGGCGCATCTGGCCAAGCGACACACCCCCTGACTGTGAGTACATCATCCAGAGCTGGGACACGGCGCACGAGACCAAGAGCACATCTGACTACAGTGCGTGTACAACGTGGGGCGTGTTCTACAACGAGGAAGAGAACAGCAAGGCGCAGGTGATCCTGCTGGACGCGTTCAAGGACAGGATGGCATTTCCTGAACTCAAGGTTTCCGCCTTCAAGCACTGGCAGGAATGGGAGCCGGATGCGTTCATTGTGGAGAAGAAAGCCGCTGGTGGCCCCCTGATCCAAGAGCTTCGGGCGATGGGCATCCCGGTGCAAGAATTTACACCCAGCCGTGGAAACGATAAGATGGTGCGTGTCAACGCCGTGGCCGACATGTTTGCTTCCGGGCTGGTGTGGGCACCAGACACACGCTGGGCACGCGAAGTCATTGAAGAGGTTGCGGCCTTCCCTGTGGGGGAGAACGATGACTACGTGGACACGACCACCCAAGCACTGCTGCGCGTCAGACAAGGCGGCTTCATCAGAATCGACACGGATGAACCGGACGAACCCCGATTTTTCAAGCGCCGTATGGCGGCGTACTACTGAGGATATAGATGGAAACACAGAAGTTCATGGGCAGAAACCAACTAATTGACCGATTGGCAACACAAATTGGTTCTCGAGAAGCTGCGCTTGAGGTTCTGCAAAAACGCGGACACGTTGATGCCAAAGGCAATTTGACCGCTGAAGGTAAAAGACGCGATGCCATGACCGCCGAAGAGCGTGCCTTGGACAGAGCAAAAACTCGCACTGGGAAACCCCCATCGGCATTTAAATACAACCCGACCACAAACCGGGCTACTCTGAGAAAGAAGTACTGATATGGCCACCAATATAGATAAAGCTCTGTTTCAGCAACCCCAAGGCATAGAGTCGCTTGCCCAAGAAGAAGACCCGATTGAAATTGAGATCGTTGACCCCGAAGCGGTAAACATCCACGCCGGGGACTTGGACATCAGTATTGGTAAAGGCGAAGACGACGAGTTTGATGAGAACTTGGCTGAAACGCTGGAAGAAGACGACATCATGTCAATGGCTTCCGAATTGGCCGGAGACATTGAGCAAGACAAGAGTTCCCGCAAGGATTGGGAGAAGGCTTATACAGAAGGCATCAAGCTGTTGGGCTTGCAGTATGAAGAACGTACGGAGCCGTGGAATGGTGCATCTGGCGTGTTCCACCCTATGATTACAGAAGCTGTGGTGCGTTTCCAGTCAGAGACCATCACCGAGACATTCCCAGCCCAAGGGCCGGTACGTACAAAGATTCTGGGCAAAGAAACCCCCGAGAAGAAAGAAGCGTCCATCCGCGTTGAAGAAGACATGAACTACGAGCTGACAGAAGTCATGCGCGAGTTCCGTCCCGAGCATGAGCGCATGCTGTGGAGCTTGCCTGCTACCGGTTCGGCGTTCAAGAAGGTGTACTACGACCCCAACATTGGCCGTCAGATTTCAATATTTGTACCGGCTGAAGACATCCTGCTGCCCTACGGCACATCCGATCTGGACACCTGCTACCGCCTGACGCACGTCATGCGCAAGACAAAGAACGAGATTGTCAAACTGCAACAGGCAGGCTTTTACCGTGACATTGACTTGCCTGACCCCAGTAAGGAGCAGGACAACATCAAGAAGGCCAAGGACAAAGAGACGGGTTTCTCTGACATAAATGACGACCGTTACACCCTGTATGAGTCACATGTTGACTTGATATTGCAGGGGGACGCAGACCTGAATGACGATGACGAACCGACAGGTATCACACGTCCATACGTAGTTACCCTAATCAAAGGCTCGAACGATGTTCTGGCCATCCGTAGAAACTGGGAACAGAAAGATCCACTTGAACTCAAACGACAACACTTCGTTCACTACCAATACATTCCGGGTTTTGGAGCTTACGGCTTCGGCCTTTTCCATCTCATTGGAGGCTATGCCAAATCAGCCACCAGCCTCATGCGCCAACTTGTTGATGCTGGCACGTTGTCTAACCTACCCGGAGGTCTTAAAACTCGCGGAATGCGCATCAAGGGCGACGACACCCCAATCGCACCCGGAGAATGGCGTGACGTAGACATTGCCTCTGGTGCGCTACGCGACAGCATCCTGCCCCTGCCGTACAAGGAGCCAAGCCAAGTTCTGATGGGTCTGCTTGGCCAGATCGTGGAAGAAGGCCGCAGGTTTGCAGCCACTGCCGACATGAAGGTGTCGGACATGTCTGCCCAAGCTCCTGTGGGAACCACACTGGCTCTTTTGGAGCGCCAGCTAAAAGTAATGAGCGCCGTGCAAGCGCGACTACACTACACATTCAAACAAGAGCTGCGTCTGTTGGCCGCGATCATCCGCGACTACACCGACCCAGACTATGACTACGATCCGATTGATGCCCCGCGCAAGGCCAAAGCTGCTGACTACGACCACGTAGACATCATTCCCGTGAGCGACCCGAACGCGGCCACCATGAGTCAACGAGTGGTTCAGTACCAAGCAGTCATCCAGATGGCGCAGATGGCACCGGATATTTACGACTTGCCCCAGCTTCACAGGCAAATGCTGGCGGTGTTGGGTATCAAGGATGCTGACAAGCTGGTGCCCCTGCCGGACGACCAGAAGCCAAAAGACCCGGTGTCTGAGAACATGGCCGCGCTGCGTCTGGAGCCGTTGAAGGCGTTCTTCTACCAAGACCATGAGTCCCACATCAAGGTGCACATGATGGCGATGCAAGACCCCATCGTCATGGAACTGATTGGCCAGAACCCCAAGGCACCGATGATCCAAGGCGCAATGATGGCGCACGTTGCTGAACACGTTGGCTTTGCCTACCGCCAGAAGATTGAGCAACAGATGGGCATGCCCCTGCCACCGGAAGATGAGAAGCTGCCGCCTGAGATGGAGATCCAGTTGTCCGGCATGATGGCCCAAGCTGCACAGCAAGTGCTTCAGCAAAGCCAAGCTCAGCAAGCTCAGAAGCAAGCTCAGCAACAACAGCAAGACCCGATGATTCAGATGCAGCAGCAAGAGTTGCAGATCAAACAACAAGAACTCCAGATCAAACAACAGGACTTGCAGCTCAAAGCGAAAGAGATGCAGGATCGGTTGGAGTTAGACAACAAGCGTCTGGACATTGATGCCATGAACAAAGCCGGTCAACTGCAACAGCAGAAGGCAACGGCAAACATCACTGCAATGGGCAAAGCTGGGGACATAAAAACCAAGCGTGAACAAATGCAGATGCAACACCAAGCCAACCAACAAAAGGAGACACCAACTAAATGATTTCAGAATTCGCACGCGTATTGCGCGAAAAATTACGCACCGACATGAACAACTACGCAGATGACTGCGCTGGTGGGGCATGCCGCAATTTCGACGAGTATCAAAAACTCTGTGGGACTATTCAGGGTCTAGCCATCGCAGAGCGCCATCTCCTTGACCTTGCCGAGAAAGTAGAAAAAGCCAATGAGTGAACTCGTTCTAGAACCGGGGCAATACGCCCTGCCTGAAGTGATCCAACCCGTCGATGCACCCGCAGAAGACGCAACAAATGAAGAGAAAGCCACGATGCTTCCGACCCCCACGGGCTGGAAAATTCTGTGTGCAGTACCTGACATATCTGAAAAGATTGACGGTACTGAGCTTGATCTCATAAAAGCCACAGCCACTTTGCGACAAGAAGAACACGCCACAACGGTTCTGTTTGTTGTTGATGTTGGCCCAGACGCGTACAAAGACCAGACCAAGTTCCCAGCAGGAGCATGGTGCCAGAAAGGTGACTTTGTGCTTGTTCGTACCTACTCTGGTACGCGATTCAAGATTTTCGGAAAAGAGTTCCGGCTCATCAATGATGACCAAGTGGACGCTGTTGTGCAAGACCCTCGTGGGCTTACCCGCGCTTAAAAGGAGTAGATATGGCAGAAGCATATAAGTTCCCCGACGAACTTGATGACAACAAAAATCAGAAGGTCAGTATTGAGACTGAAGATGATGTTGAAATTGAAATCGTTGACGACACGCCTGAACAGGATCGTGGTCGTCGCCCCCTTGACAGGGAAGTGGAAGACCCGACTGATGATGAAATTGAGTCATACACCCAAGGTGCCCAAAAACGCATCAAGGAACTGACCCATGCCCGTCATGATGAACGCAGAGCCAAAGAAACCCTTTTAAGGGAAAAGCAAGAGCTTGAGCGTCTTGCACAACATTACGTCAGTGAAAACAACAAACTAAAGCAGTACGTAAGCAACGGCACCGAACAGTACGGCGCAATGGCCAAGACTGCTGCTGAGGCAGAGTTGGACAAAGCACGGCGTGAATACAAGGCCGCACAGGAGTCGTTTGACTCGGACGCTATCCTTGCTGCGCAAGAAGCATTGTTTGAAGCCAAAATAAAAGTGCAAAATGCGCAAAATTTTCGTCCACCCCCTTTACAGAACGAAAATTATGAGGTACAACCGCGACAACAAGCACCCGAACCGGTGCGTGCTGATGAAAAAACCTTGCGCTGGCAAGCAAAAAACCAGTGGTTTGGCACAGACGGGTTCGAAGAAGTTACCAGCTTTGCACTAGGGCTGCATCAAAAACTAGTCAACAACGGGGTCGACCCCCGCAGCGATGATTATTTCGAGCAGATAGATGCTCGCGTGAAGTCTAAGTTCCCCGAAGTTTTCGGTGGAAACGAAGAACGGCCTAGGTCAAATGAGACTCCAAGGCGTCCATCATCCGTGGTGGCCCCTGCATCACGTTCAACCGGGACAAGGAAGGTACAGTTAACGCCGTCTCAAGCTGCGTTAATTAAAAAGTACAACCTTGACCCGAAAAAATATGTTGCAGAAGTTTTAAAACTGGAGAATCAAAATGGCTGAAAACCGTACCCCTCGTGATAGTGTGTCACGCGACAAAATACCTGCTCGTTACGTATACAAACCGTCGAGCGAGTTGCCCGATCCAACCCCTGAACCGGGATGGGAGTATCGCTGGATAGCGACTCACGTCTTAGGACAGGAAGTCCGAACCAATGTGTCTCGCAAGATGCGCGATGGTTGGGAACCGGTGAAGGCAGAAGACCATCCTGAGCTTATGCTTCAAGGTAGTGCCAATACAGGCAATGTGGAAATTGGTGGGTTGATGCTTTGCAAAATCCCAACTGAGAAACTCACGGCCATGAAGGAATACTTTGATGGACAAGCGCAGAACCAGATGGAATCAGTGGACAACCACTTCATGCGAAACAATGATCCGCGTATGCCGTTGTTTTCTGATAGAAAATCATCAGTCAGCAAAGGAAGCGGCTTTGGTTCAGGTTCTAAATAAACAAGGAGTCTTTAGATGGCTTATCCAGTGGTCTCAGCCCCGTACGGGCTAAAACCAATCAACTTGATTGGTGGTCAGGTATTTGCGGGGTCAACCCGTGAACTGCCTATCACCTACGGCTACGCTACAAACATCTTTTATGGTGATTTTGTAACGTTGGTTCGTGGGAATTTGGAACGCATAAGCGTTACAACAGGTGTTGTCGGTACGCTGATGGGGGTTTTCCTTGGCTGTTCGTACACCAACCCTTTGACCGG